CTTGTTGAGCAGATTGTACGAGAAACATCGTGAATGGCAGGAAAGCTATACCACAGCAGTGTTGGGATTGACCTATGGTAACTTTGATCTCACACCCTTGATCACTGATCAATATCCGGGCTATTGTGGATTGTTGTTCCAGAAAGGTGTGGCTGCCTGGCATGTGGGGCTCACTGAACAGAGCAGACAGATTATGGTACATCTCAAAGAAAACTTTGTTCTGCATCAGATTTATATAGATGCTATCAATCACAACTTGAAGATTTGCGGATTACCTAAATCTCCATGGGTAGAAACAAAGTCGGCACCTGCTGTGCATGTGTCTCGAAAAAAATCTGATCTGTTCAGTTCACAACCTAGGCCAGGTGTGTGGATCGTGGATAACTTTTATCAAGATCCAGATGCTATAAGGAAGATGGCACTAGAACAAGAATACGATCAAGGCGGTATTGGAAAGTATTATATAGGCAATCGCACCCGACAACAGTTCTTGTTTCCTGGGTTGAAAGAAGAATTTGAATACATCATGAATCGTAAGATTGAGCGGTGGGAAGAACATGGCATGAATGGTAGATTTCAAGTTTGCAAAGAAGGTGAGCCATTGGTTTATCACTGTGATCCACAAAGGTGGGCAGGCATGCTGTATCTCACACCCAACGCACCTTATCAATCAGGCACATCTACCCATGCACTAAAAGGCACAGATGTACGGCATCTCAGCCACCCGGACATTGCCAAATGTTTTAGACCTGGCAGCCAGAATCTAGATAGAACCATATTTGAACCTGTGGACAACTTTGGCAATGTATACAATCGCTTGGTTATCTTTAATGCCGGCTACTTACATTCAGCAACAGATTATTTTGGATACAACAACGACAACTGCCGATTATGGCAGATGTTCTTCTTTGATTAGACGCAGGTAATTTCTAGACTTGCTATCTTTTTCTGGATAGCATCTAGGTTCACGGTATTCCACAAGCCCGGATGTAGAGGTCTTGGCAATCTTCCACTATGTATCCAGGCATAGCCCACATGTTCGTGATTGAGTTCAGGTATGAATTCGTGATCCACTCTACACCAGAATGTGTGATATTCAAATCCGCCATCGGGTGATGTGAATTTTTCAATGGGTATTAACTGTTGATATTCGGGCATGCTGCCCAATTCTTCAGAACATTCTCTTTCCACAGCAGTAATCAAGGTCTCGTTAGGTTCTACCTTGCCACCAGCAAGCCCCCAGGTGTCTGGGTACTTTGAATCATTGCGTAGTAGATATAGATAGCAGCGGGTTCTCACGCAATAGAACCAAACACCTACGGCCTTCACAACACAAGAGTCCATTCGCCTCCGGGGTAAAGACCATCTATGCTTTTGACCCATTTGGTGCCATTCCAGAAATATTGTATACCTGTAGTTAGATTTGTGACGTATTGCGGATCTGTGGTACTCTGGCTTTGAAATACTACTACCCACCGGGCGCCATCAAACTCAATGATATCGTTGGCATTGGCGATCAAAGGTTGCCCACTGGGTCCTAGCCATGCTGTGGGATTAGCTGGATTGCTTTCTGCTCCGGTACTTTCATTTAATAGATATCTCTGCCCGGTCATGCTGCTATCCAAACCATCAGCGGGCGCTGTGGTCAGTGGATTTACTACTGCATCCACAGGAGGCAGGGTATCCTGTGGCATAGTGTCAGGATTGATGTTGTAAATCAACAATCGGTCATCGGCTGGATTTATCGCTATGGTACCTACCACAGGAGAACCATTTTCGGGATCCCAAGGATCGGCCAATGTGATATAGCTGATTCCCGGACGTAGTGTGCCGTATTGGTTGATCACAGAAGGCCAAGTGATCTGTGGTATCTCCTCCACAGGAAATCCAAATGGTGCTAGATTAAATCTGTTCAACCCTGCCACTGGTTGTGATGGCTGGATAGCCTGTAGTTGTCCATCCAATAATAGTACCTGATAGCTGCCCGGTGTGACCTTGACCCTGGTACCTAATAACAGATCGTTGTTGGTCACAGCATTGTTGAGATCACCTTGAGCATTAAATATGTTAGCAACCACACGTTCTACCACACCCAGTTTCTTGATCTTGGCCGGCGAACTTATCCAGATAGGCATGCTGAATGTCATGGTCATGATGTCCAATGGCTCATTGGTGTTGGTACTAACCGGAATAGTTTTACTTGACCATTTTACCGCATCAAGATTACACACAGTGAGACTGGTCCAATCAATGTAGTTGTCGGTGGCCTGTATCTCTAGTGCTGGGTTGAACAACGTGGCGATCTGTTCGAACAACTGCATCTTCTGATTGGTGTTTGATGTCCACATGTCTAGATCCACTGTGAGTTTGTAAGGCACAGGCATGAGCCTTTCTACCTGGAAAGCATTTCCCTGTGTGGTCTCATAGGTTTCTGTGGTAGGATTCCATGTGCGTTGACGTACCAACATCTTGTTCACGTGATATGGCTCTTGCATGCGATCACGATCATATGTGAGTCCAGTGATGTGGAAGGTCATCAGTGGGGTAGCATTGAGGCTGTTGGCCGAATTCTGGTTCAGGATGGTCTGTGCTTGTCTACTGGCATCGCCGTAGCGTATAGGCACGCGGACTAGATCAGATGTGCCCTGTTCATTGCGTCCGTATTCAACTTCAAACAAACTGAACATGCGTGTAAATTGCAGCAGATAGCGACGTATCTGTTCGTCGTAAAAGAACATTTGACTCATTTAACTAGACTTCTGGTAAGGTTGTGTGCCCGGATACGGATTAGGCGGCAGATTGCCACCTTGATCACCATTGGCCTCATTGGGTTCGAGAGCCTGACTAAGACTTTGTCGACTAGGTATATTGCCAAGATCCGTTGTATTCACAGTGTATGTATTGTTAACGAAACTGCTGCGTAAAGTATCATTAGTCGCTCCTGGTGTAAGATTGGTGCGTACCTTGCTTTCAATCTTGACCCATACAGATCCGTTGAATCGGAACAAGCGATTGGGAAAGTAGTCCAAGCGTAACGCAAACTGTCCGGATACAGGATTTGGTGGGAAATTTACTCCGGCTGTGACAGGTAGGCCATTGGGCGTTTTTCCGTCTCCGGTTAAGTAACCGTTGGTGTATCCATCGCCAGTGGGCGTAACGCCTTGGTTGGCTACTGTGCGATCGGCAGTGGTAATGGTGTAGTCTGCGGTGTATGTGGCAGATTCAGGATTGGCAGGTGTGCCGTCTGGATTGGTGGCAAGTATGTAAAACTTCACAACATCAAATCCTGATGTAGGTACTTCGGCTTCGGCCTGAGCAAGTATAGCATCGTTGATTTCCAAGTTTCTTGGCCGTGTGCTTTGTTGATTTTCAATGGTAGTAGGATCAGTGATTACTTCCCAATACTGTGTATTGGTAATATCTGTGCCTGGCGGCACATTGCCTTTTGATCTGTAATAAGTATCGCCGTAAAGCACTGTGACACCGCCTGGATAGAAATTGCCCGGATCCCATATGTTGAGAGGCTCAAAGGGCTGTTTGGTAATTTGGTTGAATTCTTGACTGTTGATCATGGGTGTGGCCTTTACACGCCACAAGTGAGGCAACCAAGTCTGGCTAAAACCTTCGCTGGCAAAAGCAGCATCCTGTATCACATACCATTTTGGCAATGCTCTGGGTATGGCACTATCCAGAGGATTGTAGTCTCGTAAATTAGGCAGTTCCAACACATCCCCGCTCATGAGTTTGCGACCCATGGTGTCGATCATGTTGTTATAGTGGAATGTGATGAACAAGGTATCATTGTTTAGGAACAGGCCAAATTGGGTAAGATCAAAGTCAATGTCCTGTTGGCGATAAACGCCGCGCATGACATAGATATCATTGTCGTAGGCACGATCACGGTTTTCCAACAGCAGCAAATCTTCGATAAACAACGGGTTGGTTGAGTCGTATTTGGGCAGAGTAGCGTCGTTGTTGCCGGTGTTGTCGTTGGTGAGCGGACCCAAGTATTTGTGCAGATACATGTCGGCGCCCCCCACCTGATACATTTCGGAGATGGTTCGATCAAAAAATCGATAGTCGGCCGTCCTATTGGGCCTATAAAGTGACAATCTTGGCATAGTGCTTTATTTATGCCCAGGTTGACCAGAAAGTCTGCTTCAGTTATAATGCTGGAATGAAAGTCATCAAGTTAGACCGCAGATACCGACCGCACAA